TTTAATAGATAGAGTTATGGGAAGATCTATGAGAGAAAGACAGGCTGTTTTTAATGAAGCAAATGCACCTTCAATGATTCAAGCTTTACATTTTGGAAAAGCCGGAATGGAAATGATTGATCCAACTATTAGATCTAATTTTGTTGCAGCTTCAGCAATTACTGCAGATGTTGCTTTTAGTACCACTCAAGGAAGAAGAGCAACTGCATTAAGAGTGGCAAGGCAACAATTTTTGATGACAAACCCAGGTGCAACTCCAGATTTGGTTGAAGCACATTTGGCAACTTTGAGCTCAGAACAAATTGAAAGTCTAGCAACTAGAGCACAACAGATTGCTGGTGGCAGAAATCTTTTAGGTGAAATGGGAGTAATAACTTTTGAAGAAACTACTCCTTCAGTAATGAGAGCTGGTGGCTCTGGGGAGCTGGGAAGAATAAGGCTAACACAGCAAGCATTGAGTGACATAAGAGTTAAGTCTACTGCCACTGGACTATTTGATACACCATTATTGGAATCACCACTTTATGAATCTGCAGGACTTGGAAAAATGCATATGTCAGAAGTTAACTTGAATAATGATCAAAAAATGATTAACTTCATAATGGGCGAAGGAAGAATGGGTAGACAAGAATCAAGAAGTTTATCTGAAGGACTTGTTGATATGTGGAGAAGAAAAATAATAGACGAAGGTTTATCTGATGACACCTTAATTGAAACTGGAATATTTAAATCTCAACAAGAGATTGCAAATATTAGAGGAATACTTCAAAGAGGTTCTACCGCAATAGAAGATGAATTAATAGCTCCTATTGCTCGACAATTTAGTGAACATGGAGGACCAATTAGAGGAACTGTTACCGGAGACGTTGCCGAAGGTCTTGCCTCACTTCAACACAGTATATCTCAAAGTGTTGGAAATGATCAGGTTGGTGTTAGTAGAGGTATGGTTTTTAGGGCTGCAGGATTTGATCAGGGAACAGCAGGAGCAGGAGGAGTAGCAGGAGAAAGGGGGCTACTGTACGCAGTTCCGGGAATGACAAACGCCACAGAAGCTCACGCAGCATCACTTGGAATATCAATGCCCGATGCAGCGCAAATGCTGGAGGATAGAGACATAGTTTTAGCTAAAGCAGAATCTAACACTGGATTTAGAAACATGCTTCGAAGAGCTTTTTCTAGACATAGAGTAGACGAAGGAATAGGTGGAACGTCTATTAGACTCGGAAGAGATGCAAGAATAAGAGAAGCAGTCCAAAGAGCCAAGCCAAGTGTTTATAGAGGGGGAATTGGTGTAGCAGCTCTCAGTGCTGGTTACTATTTAGCTAGAAGAGGCAGAGACAAGCAGCTGCATGAACAGGTTATGCAAGAGCAACCAACTGAAAATCCGGGGTTGGTACAACAAGCAAACTACGACATGCAAGATGCCACAATGATTGATTCCATTAGAAGAGATCCACTCGTCACTGCGGGAGTTGTTGGAAATTTAGATCGAAACAAAATAGGTCACACAATGATGGGGCCTAATAAATATAATTATCTATTTGGAGAATAAAAATGCCTGTGTTATCAAATTTAGCCGCTAGGGGTAGATCTTTAGCCGCTAGTGGTAGAGCGATTGTGGGATCAAGCAGTCCTGCGTTATCAGAGATATCCGATATGGGTAGAGCAATTGTGGCCCCAGGCGGTTCTACACGTCGAAAAGTGGCTGGAAGCGTTATTTTAGGAGGTTTATTCCTTGCTGGCCTGGGAAAGACCCTAGGAAGAGGAATGACTGATGCAGCGATGGATCTTGCTTTTGATGATCCAGATGCAGACCTGAAGATGCTAGGCACTAAACTTACTCCAACAATGATGCTAGGAGTGCTATATCCCGATAAGGCAAATCCTGCAGCAGTGGGTGTTGGAGGATTTGGTGGTGGAGGTATTGGCGCAACAGCCGGAGCAATGCTTGGTAGAAGATTTGGTAGAGCAGGAATGCTAGCAGGCGGTACAATTGGCGGAATTGCTGGTCTTACTCTTGGAGCAACCACTGGATCTTTGGCTACTGGAGGAGTAGGATCTCTAGCAAGAGCGCAACATCCAACTAGGTTCCCTGCAGATACATTTGGGGATGCTGTGGATATAGGGTACACTACAATGACGCTAGGAATGCTAACAGGCGGAATTGCTGGCGGTGCTATCGGAGCTAGGGGACCTAGATTTGGAGGGGGCAGAAGGGGACTAGCACTAGGAGCAATTTCGGGAGTTGCATATGGAGGTCTTGCAGGTGCTGCAGCGGGAGGATTGTTTGTAGGTGGATCAATAGCAACAACAAATCAAGCTAGAAAAGCAAACATGCAAATAATTAATGAATCTCCATTTTACAACTCATCACTTTTAACTGCAGAAAGATTAAATGCAAGAGGAGACATAGTTTTTGGCGCTCACAATACAAGAAGGGGCGGATACTAATGCCTGAAATGGATCAATTTGGAGCACAAGTGCAGGGTCAGGCTGCGCAACAGGCCATGCAGCAACCTATGCAAATGTCGACGCCATTGCCTCTAAAAATTTTGGGTGCAATACCAATGATGGGCCTAACGCAGTCCGTTGTTTTTGGTGCGACCCGTTACGCAAATACAATGTTTAGTGGAGGTTTTCTTGATGTCGGAGAAGGAACAAAAAACACAAGATTACAAGGGCAAAGACAATCAATAGGCAGAAGAACAGGGGCATACATTGATCAAACAATGAGTGACCCGGCAGATTACGCTTTTGGTAAAAATTTTCTTGGCAGATTTGCAGGCAAAAAAATAAAAGCGCAAGCAACTAACGTTACTCCTTTTGCCGGAGTGAGACTTGACTCAGTTGCAAGGCTAGGTGGTGTATCCGGCAGAAATGCTCCATATACACCATATCAAGGTGGAGCTTTTGTTTCGGACATGTTGCTGAAGCCAAAGTTTATGAAAAACATAGCCAGAAAATTTTTTGGAGACGTAGTTGATTCAGGAAGTGAAGCAAATCCATTGTTTACAGGTGGTGTTTTTGGTAGATTAAATACGGCAAGTAGAGCAGACAATTTCCAAGAAGCTAAAAAGGCAGCAGATGCGTTAAGGGCAAGTCCGGGTTTTGATGAAGCAACAGCAACTAGGGCACAAAGAAGAACTCTTGCAAGAGGAGCAAAAGCAGAAGCCAATCTAGCTAGATTAGAATCTAATTTGCTTAAGTTGGGCAAACAGACAAATGCGCCATTTATGCAAAGTATTGTTAGAAATGAATTAGCAAGATCTGGACTCGGAGCAATAATGGATCCTGCATCTATAACAGACGATGCGATTAATGCTGCAATTAAGTCGGGAACATACGATGATGTCATAAGAGCAGGAATGGGCGGGATGAGCATAACTGAAAAGTTAATGCACACTATACCGGGTCAAATAACTAAAGACCTTTTTGGATATGGAAGAATAATTAGTGGAGACTTTTCAAAGGTATTAGTATCAAATGAAAAAATAGCTAAAAGAGTTGCAGGATCTTTTGGTCGTGCAATGGAAACCACTAAAATTGGATCGACAGGATTGTTCGGGCCTACTGGACTTGTAGATGATGCAACCCATGCTCTTAAAGTTGGTGGTTTTCTGCCAGGGGCAAGCTATGCAGACGATGCAATGAACTTGTTAAAAACCGGAGATGTCAAGGCTATGAGAAGCGTAGCTGGTCAAGTTGGTATGAAAGCACTTAGAGAAAAGCAATATGGAACTGCCTTAAAAATGGGTGGACATTATTTAGGCACATATGGTAAACTTGCAGGTAAAGCATTCAGCGCCTATGGATGGGCAACTCTTGCCTATGATGTGGGCAAGGGCGTAGGCAACGCCATAATGGGTGGGATTAATTTTCAAAAAGAAGCACTTAAATCAATGAAGGGAAGCATTAACAAACCCATTTTTGGAGCGGGATATAAGGATAATGAAGTTGCGGCTACATCAAGAGCAAGGGGAGTTATGGCTATACAGAATTCAAGATTAAACGCAAGGAGCATGCTCGGCTCTGAGGGCTCTATGCTGGCAGCACATTTTGGATAATTATGACAGCAGCACTATCATCTAAAACGAAAAAATTTAGACAAGATTTAGAACAACTTTCTAGAGAAGATTTAATTGAACTAATTAAAGCTCAAGACATTGAAACATTTAAGCAAATTAATAGAATTGAATGGGTATTTGCAAATAAACTTCAACATCTTAACTGGGCTGATGGAGAACAAGTAACTGGCAGACCTATGACAAATAGGGAATTATCTCTTTTGATAGATGAACCTTTTGAAATAGATAATGATTTATTAGAACTTCGGAATATCGGCAGAACAACAAAAGCAAATACACATAGCAAAAGATCCGTGCGTATGGGCTAAACATTTTCTTGATGCAGAAACAAGAGTTTATCAAACGTTAATTTTGCGCGACCCAGCTTTGAGAAAAGTCTTAAGAGCTGGTCGTCGTCTTGGTAAGACTTTTAGTATGGCAATATATCTATTGCACTATAGCTATACTCACAAAGACGGAAGATGTCTTGTTATTGCACCAATGAAATCTCATGTTGAATTAATTTATCAAGAGATATTGAAACTAGCTTCTAAAAATGAAATAGTTATGAATTCAATAATAAGAAAAGTAACGTCTCCTCAATTTATGATTCAATTTACAAATGGCTCTACAGTAAGATTTTTTACATCTGGGATGAGGTCAGGTGGTAAATCCGACGTAGCCAGAGGTCAGGAGGCACATGTCATTGTTCTTGATGAAATGGACTACATGCATGCAGACGATTTAGACGCACTTTATGCTATGCTGCAGAAAACAGCAGAAGATCAACTTGACAAAGTTTTGATTGGTGCATCTACTCCAACTGGTAGAAGAGAAAGATTTTGGGAATGGTGCAGAAGCGCTAGATTCAAAGAATTTTGGTTTCCTTCTTACTGCAATCCTTTTTTTTCCAAAGATCAAGAAGATGAATTCAGAGAACAATATTCAGAAATTGGATACAGACACGAAATAGAAGCTGATTGGGGTGAAGACGCAGAGGGCGTATATCCAAGAAAATATGTTGACAAGGCGTTTATATCTCCAAGCTGGAATTATATTCCAGAGATAAACTCTGCAAGAAGTTTTTTTGTTATGGGAGTTGACTGGGACAAATATGGAGCAGGAACAAATGTCGTAATTTTAGAAGCTTGCTCTGATATATATGAAGAAGAAAGATTTAGAAACAAAGTAAAAGTTGCCTATAGAGAAGAAATACAAAAATCCGAATATACTTTGACTAAAGCCGTCTCCAAAATAGTTGAATTAAATGATATATTTCAGCCAAAACACATATATGTTGATAGAGGTTTTGGAGAAGTTCAAGTAGAGCTTTTGCACAAGTATGGTGTAGAGAATCCAATATCTGGACTAAAACAAAAAGTTAAAGGGGTTAGCTTTGCAGAGGCAATAGAAATTAGGGACCCATACACTAAATTGCCAGTTAAAAAGGAAATAAAACCATATATGGTGGACAACTTAAGACAATATTTAGAAAGAGAAATATTAGTTGCTCCAGAAAAAGACGATGAGTTGTATATGCAACTAATATCTTACGTAGTTTTAAGAACTACTCAAACTGGTAGGCCAGTTTTTGAAGCAGCTGGGTCAGCGCAAGATCATGCTCACGATGCGTTGATTCTAGCTTTGTTATCAATAACAGAAAATTACAACGATTTACACAAAACAAGATATACTACAAAGACAAGCAGTTTTTCTAACACTTTTTTTATGCCCGGACAAAGTAACAAAGATGATGATGAAAAAACAAGTTCTGAAACAAAAATAATTAATAGAACTCAACCAATAGCAGCAAAAGCTTATTTTAAAAAAGGACCTTCTAGAAAAACTGGTTCGCCAATTAGAAGGGAAACATTTTAAGGAAAGATTATGGCTAATTATGGTCTAGGAAATTCAAATGCGGTAGAAGATGTATTTGCAGAACCAATATCAAATACGTCTAGTTTAAATTCGCTTGAAAAAAGAATAGAAGAATTTAACCAAACACAGCGTTCTCCTTATGCGTTTGATAATTCAGTATCTCAAATAAAAATAAAAGACGTTAGATCTTATATATTTGA